TCGCCTATAAGTATATCTACTTTTGCTTCTTTAGTCGCTGATTCTAATCTAGCAGCAGTATTTACAGCATCACCAATAGCACTATAATCAAACCTAGTATTACTCCCCATATTACCTATTACTGCTTCACCTGTATTTACACCAACACCTATAGCTACTCCGATATCAGCTTCTATAATATTTTCTTGTATTTCTTTAGCACATTCTACAGCTACTTGTTCGTGGTGCGGTAAATCTAAAGGTGCATTAAATATTGCCATCATAGCATCACCTATATACTTATCTACCATACCTCCGTGTTTTTGCACCGCATTAGATTGTATCGTAAGTGCTTTATTCATTATTTTAGTAACTTCCTCAGGCTTTAATTTTTCAGATAATGCAGTAAACCCTCTAACATCAGTAAATAAAAAAGTACATCTTCTTTTTTCTCCACCAAGTTTTAATAAACTAGGGTCTTTTTGTAAACGTTTTACTTGTCTAGGGTCTAGATAATGTTCGAATTGTTTTTTAATTTGTAGACGTAATTTATATTGTTCTCTAAATCTTAAGTAAAAAGCTACACTCGCAGTAATAAAACCACTTATAAGTGCCCACGTTACATCGATAAGAAAACCTTCACGTATCGTATAAGCCCCGTATAAGCCCGTAGCCGTTAATAATATAAAAGCTATACCTAATCCCCAGTATATACCTAAACGTATTATAGCGACCCATATAAAGCTTATTAAAAGGATTACTATAGTTAGTTCTACAACTAATGCGTAATCAGGAATATAAGGACTATTTTGTATAAGAATACTTTCTGCAAGTGCTGTTTGTATTTTATGTGGCTCAACTAATCCAATAGGCGTAGCAATTTGTGGCATAACACCATTTGCGGTAACACCGATAATAACAAACTTACCATTAACTTCCATTTCTTGTAAATCTGTTTGTGGTGTATTAACCCAACTAATCCACTTTCGTCCTAAACTATCTGTTTTAACTGGTGGTATTCCTCGTATAGATATTTCTTCAATACCATTATCATTAGTTTTAATAATATAAGTTTTTACATTGAATAATGCCTTATAAATCTGTGTACCAAAACTAGGAATCCATTCGTTATTAGGTGTTTTTACTAATAAAGGCATTCTTCTTACAAGTAAATCTACATCGGTGGGAGCTATAGCTAAACCCTGCAGAACATCCTTATATGATGTGTGATTAACTTTCACTCCCGAACTGATAATACCACCCGTATCTTTACCTAAAACAACTGTTCCTGGACTAGCAGGATATATACCTTTACCGTCTTCAAACATAGCAAGAACTGAAGGAGCATATCCTAAAGACCTAGCAAAACCTTCATCACCACCGAACCTATCTGCTTGTGGAAAAGATATCACCCAACCAACACCTAAAGCACCTTTGCCTAATATCTCTAAATTAATTTGTTCTAATCTTTCTCTTGGTAAAGGATAACCACCTTCTCTTTCTACGTCTTCTTCGGTTATATTTAATATTACAAAATTACCGCTAGGTTCTGGTGTTTGTATAAGTGCGTCATATGTTTTTAATTTTAATATTTCGGTCGGAGTAGTTTGAAATACTACGGGAAGAGCTAATAGGAAAACAATAATTACATATATCTTTTTCATCCACTACTCTGTGTGATAGTAATAACGGAGTCGCCTCCACCATTAATTTTTATTATATTAGATATTCCGTCTTGTATCAAAATTACGGTATACGAGTTTCCGCTATTTAAATCTACTTGAACTGTTTCGCTTACTGACCTACGTAAACTTATAGTTTGTCCTGTAATAATTGTTGTAATTTGGGTATCAGCGTCTTGTCCTATTAATGTACCTGATACATTAATACCTGTTGCTAAAGCTAATTGGTCTTCTTCTTCCTCGATAGCTAATGCATCTAATACATCAAGTAAATCTTCTAAAAAATTTACATCAAGGTAATTTATATCTAGTTCTGTGAATTCTAGGCTGTTATCATCTAAAAAATCTTCTGCTAGATAGTCAATATCTAAATCATTAAAATCTAATAAACTAGCTGTTTTTGTTGTTGCTGTTTGTTCTTCTAAAACTTGTTCTTCTTTAGGAGGTGTTACAATTAGCATATTATCTATAATATCTAATGTGAGGTCTAAGACTACAGGCTTACTAGGTGCGTTTTCAAAAACATCTACAGTAGTAGCTTCATAAGGTTTATTTAGTAATACACTACCAGTAGCAGTAACAACTTCTATTTCTCCACTAGATAACCCAAAAGCATCAGGAAGTAAAATAATTAAACTACGTCCTAATTCATCTACTGTAGCTGTAAAATCAGTCCCACGTATAGCAATATTTGCAGTAGGTGTGCTAAGTTTTATATTTTGTTTATCTATTCTATTAAGATTGCCTGTAATAAACCTAGCTGTACCTAAAGCAAAATTTAATGACATTTTAGATTTACTAGGGTCAGGGTCATAAATGTATTCATCTACGACTAATTGAGAGTGTTCCGTAAGTTTTACAGTAGAATTATCTAAGAAGGTAATAGCCATACGACCATTTTTCGTAATAGCTTCGTCATAAGTTTGTATACCTAATTTTAATGCAGCAGTGTTACTTGTTTTATTCCTTACAATCTGTGCAGAGCCATTAAGTTCAGATATATCTCCTATATCAGCAACTTGTACTTGTTCCGCCGTCGTTTTGTATGACACAAATAGTGCCACTACCACCATTGGAAATAATCTTGAGCCAGTCATTATCTAGTGTACTTAGTTGTTGTATATTGAAAGTCCTACCATTACCGTCTTGGTCTAAATAAAAATAACCACCTGCATAGCCAGAACCTGTAAAGTTCAATGTATTACTATCACCATCAACATCAACATAAGAAGTTCCACCGTCGTAATTAATATCAAAATCAAACGTATTACCATCACCTTGTATTATCCAATCGAGGTCTAGCGTTGCAGCTAATGCAGTAGTACCATGGTCTAAAGTAAATGTATTAGTACTACCTGTTACATTAACATTGTAGTTTGAGTTATTAATTCCGAAAGTATTGGTTGGGTCTCCTTGAATGGTAAAAGTATTACTATCACCATCAAATTCAAATAAACCTGTTATAGAATCACCAGTTATATCTCCTAAAAATTTATTCAAATCACCTAATTGATTAATATCTAGTATCAAACTTGTACCGTCTAAATCTAAAGCTGTTAAAGTTCCTGCTACAGAATTTAAACCACCAATAATATTACCAGAGCCTAATTGTTCTAAATCTATAGAAGCAGTAGCACCACTTTGGTCTACGTAAATCTCATTATCAGCAGCAAACAAAAACGTTGATGTAATTAATAAACTAATAAGTTTTTTCATTTTTCCTCCCAAAAGCCTTTAGCATAACCTATTTTGACGATTTGTAAAACTGATTCTTCTATTGCTCTTTGTAAAGCTAATGTAGTTGGTTCGTTATCTGCATCCCCCATTTCTATTTCTACTAACTCTGTACCTGCTTCTATAAACCTAAATATATCTTGTGATTGACCGTAGCTAAATATTTGTTTATTGACTAAAACATCTATAAGAACTTCTCCTGTAGCTATAGAAACCATGCGTAAAGATACTGTAATATTATCTACACGGTATTGTTTACTCATACCTATGCCTAAATATCTTGCACCTATACCACCACTTTTTACATTTGTATCATATCCAATAACAGCTCCTTCCATAAGAACACCAGCAAATAACAAAGGCATAATAGGTTTAGGACCGTCTTCTTCAGCGTTTTGTTCTCTTGCTGAACGTATTAGCTGTCTTTCTTTAGTAAGATTATCAAGACCTACTCTTTCTACAACTCTAAAAAAAGTTCCATTAGATGTATGTTTTAAACTACGTATAAGAAGGTGACTTGGTGCTTGCGTTATAGCTGAAGAAAAGAGAGCAAACTCGCTATTACTTTTACGTTGACCTGTTTGGTCTGTAAAACTATTAGGATATACTGCTACAACAATAGGTATTTTAGGTGAAGCTATTAATTTAAGTTCTTCAGATTGAAGTTCTAGAACATTTGGTAAAGTTCTTTTATCTGCTAAAGTGTTATCTACAGGATTTATACTACAACTAGAAAGAAAAATCCCCAATAGGCAACTGTATCTCAGTAATATTTCCATCTGCATCAGTAATTTTAAGAGTTATGATTCCATTATCAATACTATATTCTATAGTGTTTCCTTCTAAGGTCAAAGTTCCTTCTGTGCTTGGTGTTTCGCCAAATAAGTTTTCTACTATTTGTCTTGAAAGCTGTGCATAGATACGTGACTCAAGATTCCTTATAAATCTAGCTAATGTAGTATTTTCTTTATCTCTTTCTATTTGTTCTTGTATAGCTTTTAATTCTTCTTTGATACTCATTTTACGATTAAACTCTTGATTTTCTATCGTTAAATAATGTGAAGAAGTATTAATACCATTGAAAGAAGGGTTTTTAAATTTATGAACTATTTGGTCTGCCCATAAAGGATTTGTTAAAACTACAAGGAAAAAGAAAATACCAAGCAAACCTGCTATCCTGTAAATCCACGTATTATCAGTCTTTTCTTTGGTCATCTCTTTTTGCTTTAGCTATTTTACTACTATCTATTAAATTAGGTACTCCAAGTATAGTCTTAATTAAGGTATCTTGTCTAATTATTTCATTGTCTAAACTACGTACTCTATCTATTAAGGCTACTAATATACCATGTTGTGTATCTAATTTAGTACCTAATCTTTCTTCTATGGCGTTTATCTGACCTGCTACTTTTTCGTCAACAACATCTAATTTTTGTTCCATGCCGTCAACAATACGTATTACTAATTTATATATGAACCAACCAAGACCTATTGCCGCTGCTATAGGAAAACCAACTTCTTGTATAAGTGTTACAGCTTGTTCCATCAATAATCACCCCAGACTTTAGTTTTCTTTCCTCCATCATATTCCACAGCATGACCTTCTTTTATTAAAACATCGCATATATCTCTACCGTCTTCTGTATATGGTATGCCTAGAATACGACCATATTTACCTTTACCTAAAGATTTGACCTGTATTTTACCAAGACATAATTCTTTTAACCTTTCTTTAGCAGCAAGACCTAACTTCTTTTCAGCTAAATCTCTTGTTCTACTTTCAGGCGTATCTATTCCTGCAAGTCTTACGCGTTGTTTATGTAACTTTACATCAAAACCTAAATCTAATGTGCAGTCGAATGTATCGCCATCGACAATACGTTCTAACGTTGCATTATATACAAATGATTCAGGTGCTTTAGCCATTTAACACTTCCACCTTCTTCTAGCTTGTCTCAATCTTGAATTAGGATTTTTAGCTGCTTTTGGGAACTTTCTCATTTGTCCTGCCGAACGTGCACAAAATGATTTACGTCTTTTTGCTGCTTTACTACCTTTTTTAACTTTACCTGTAACAGCTGTTTTTAGCTTACTTCCTGGATTTAATTTTCTGTAGGCTTTTACACCTGCTTTAGTCATTCCAGCACCTTTTTTAGTAGGTCTAAAATTCTTTTTATTTCGTGCAGGCATTTTAGCTTTTTTTCTTGGCACGGGTGCTCCTTTTCTTTTTAACAAAAGTTCTTACATTAGTAGGTTTACCACCAGGATTTCCTGCAGCTCTTTTTCTTCTTACAGCACTCGCACGTTGCGAAGCTGTCATACTTCTTGCTTTACTTCTTGGTACGCATTTAGGATATTTACGTTTACTTTTACCTTTAGCAGATTTTCTACCACACTTTTGAAATTTACCTTTTTTCTTAGGTGCACCTATATCTACCCAATCACCTTTAGGACCTTTACCAAACCATGCTGTTAATCCACCACTAGGTTTTGCCACGTTTTTTCCTTGCTTTTCTTATAGCTTCTTTACCTTTTTTAAATATACTTACTACTTGCGTTTTACCCATGACTTTTGCTCTTTGTTCGCCAACAGTGAGTATTTGAATTTTTCTTGCAAAAGGTTTACTAACCTTTTTAACTTTTGCAACTGTTGCTCTTGCATCTGCAGGAGTAGCAAATTTAATTTTAACTGTGTCTTTAGGGTTTTCATCAGTATATAATCTTCTTCCACTTCCTTTAGGTTTTTTACCAGTCCCTTTTTTAGGGTCTTTTTTACGTTTACCTCTTGCCACGTTTTTTAGTTCCTTTTCTTGCTTTTTTCATTTGAGCTGCAGTAGGTGCACCTTTAGCACCTTTCTTACGCATTTTCTCTCCAGAACCAGCTTTGATTCTTTTACGTTTTGCGTGTATATTCGCCCATAAACCTTTACGTGCCATTTTTACTTTTTAGTCCTATATCCGCCACCACGTTTTTTATAAGTTCTAACCAACCAACCATTTGCATAAGCACTTGGATAAACTTTAAATTTACGTTTTGCTTCAGCTTTTACCCTTGCATATAATGCAGGATTTGTTGGCACTGCTTTAGATTTAGATGACTTCTTTTTCTTAGCAGGTCTCTTTTTTGCTTTAGCCATAATTACTCCTTATATAAATTATCGAATGTTATAGTAGGGTCAAGATAACTTTCATGCCCTTCTGCAGAGTGTAAGTGTTGTGAGGGTGTAAACTGTGGTGCACCTTCACCAGTTACCCAAAGTGCTGGGCTAGTAGCTCTTACTCTGTTATTAGGTAAAGCAACTATATTACCTTTCCATTCACAATCCTCTGTAATATATATAACATGTGATTGTTTATGTTGTGCAGGACAATCAGCTATTTCGTTATTTGTGTAATCTACTGTAAACATATATTTACCAGTATAAAACTTTCCATCGATTTTGCAAAGCCATGGCGATGAACTTACTCTATCCATAACCACGACAGCATGGTCTCTTGATTCACAATCCCATGGCTGACATAAATGGTCTTCCATAGGAACAGCCCACTCATCTACTGGAATATCTGCAATTAATCCTTGTATTGGCATACGTGCCCACATAGCACCGCCGTGTATATTACCTTCGTCCCAATCATCATACTCCCTCTCGCAACCTGTAAAAACAACTTGGAAACTCAATGACCTGTCTGGTATAGTATTTACAGCAAAAGCAATAGCATGTAAAAACTCTCCATGATATTGCTGATGATTAGCTGTAAATTCTCTGCGCACCCAACATTTAAAGTGCGGAATATTACTTATGAGGTGAGGCACTTACTTCTTCTTTTTCTTCATAGTTTTCTTTTTCATGCCGCCTTTCTTTTTATATTTAGAACTTTTGAGTTTTCCGCCTCTTTTCATTCCTTTAGCTTTTTTCATGACCATACTATTCTCCTTTTAATACTCTATCTTTTAACCTAATCGCACGAGGACCAACTTGGGTCGCCCAACGACTATCCAACATTTCAACTGCAGCAGTTTCCCAATCATGTTCTTCTAATGCAGCTAAAAACTTTTTAAACTTTAATAATCTTGTAATACCTAAATTGAAACACATATTTGCTAATACCCTTTGAATATCTTCGGGTAGATGAATCCACCATTCTAAGTTCCTATCTAGTTCTGTAGTGACCGTATTTATATCTTTTTCAAAACACTCGTTTATTCTATTTTCAGAAATAGGTGTGCCTACATCTTGTCCATGTTCTAGGTCTGTTTCTAATATAAGATGTCCTATCCCAAAAGTTGGATATCCTAAATGGTCTAAATAAATTTTATCTATACAACCCTCATCGAATTTTAATTCTTCTCTTAATTTATCTATATTCATAGTATCTTGATTGTTGTCGCCCCTCCAGTTGACACTGTTACTTTTCCTAGAAGTGCTGTCCCCTGAACTCCATTTTCTTCCCCAACGTATAAATCTATCCATTCAGTACCACTCCATAACTGTAATTGATTTGTGCTTAGATTAAAAATTATATCTCCTTTATTAAATTTGTTCAAATTTCTTTGAGTTTCATTTACAGCTAGAGTAGAATCAATATCAACAGAATTTAAAGATAATTCTAAAACTCTACTTAATCTATTAAAAGTTTCAGGGTTTACTTGTCCTTGGGCAGTCGGTAATTTAGTTTCTAAAAGTTTACTCATTATCTTTTACCGTCTGGTTTTACATCTAATCTAGTAGCACCTAACCTAAAACTCATACCTAAATCATTAGTATCATCATCATTAGATTGAACTCTTAATACAGCTTGTCTACCACGTAATCTAGTATCTAATTTTGTTGTATTAGAAAAACAAGATGATGTGCTTACAGTTGTCAAACTTTCTCCTGGAAAATTTCTTCTTTTTAAAACAAAATCTAATTTTTGTCCTGATGACCCAGTTGAACCTGTACCCGTAAATTTTACATCGGGAATAACTCTACTTATGTGTTGAAACATATCCCCCTCACCTAAATCAAAATCACTTGATTCTATAAAAACATTTTGCATAGCACTTCCATCATCGTCGTTACCTACTTCATGATTGAAAATACAACTCGAATTAGTAGATATTTCATGAGTAGCTATAGGTTTTTCAAAAACACCTTCATCTAACCAAGCATTTCTAGATAATTGACCTATAGACCATACATTTTCATTGTAATTATACACAACGTATCTGTCTATGTTTATTGCATCAGTAGAACAATAAAACCAACCTACCTCATCAAAAGCTTTATTAGAAAAAGCAAAAATCTGGAAACTTTGTGAATCGTTTATATCACTAAAAACATAATCTAATACACTACAAGGTAAACTTTGTACTTGACCTGTATATCCGTAAAAACCTTTTTTATCCATCCAAAAAATACCTTTAGGTGTATTTATAGCAGCATTAGGACCAACTAAACCCACACCCTCATTTACTAAATTTACACCAAAAGTAAAAGGCTGTCCAACGAAACTTAAAGAATATAAAGAAGTATCTGTCCAAACTAAAGTCTCTTGTCTAGCTCTTAATGCACCGATTATAGAAGACCCCGCAGATAACCTTAAAGAACCTGCTGTATTAGTAGGTAAAGGTTCCCATTGCGTTACATCTTCTTGGTCGCTAAATGCTATTAACATAGGGTCTATAGTTCCTGACCGTGACGAATCAACTATTGGGTCTGCACCAAAACATATAACGTGTCTATCTATATCGCTTACTAAAACTTGTAATGCTACTGTTGGTGGTAAATTAGCATTCGATAAATTAGATAATGACACAGCTCTTGATGATGTGCCACCACTTGTGTCCCAATAATAAACACCACCGTTTCTTACATTAAATACTAAATCTTCACCGAAATTATCATGTGAGTAAACACGTAATTGATTTGTATTACTAAGAGCTTCAACTGAACCAAAAGTGCCTTCACCCCAACCACTAGCACCCCAACCAGAAGATGGAACGTAAACATCTAGACCAACATTTATTTGATAGACCCCAACAACAGAAGAGCCACCATTACCACTATCTGAAGAATTTGCAGTAACAGTAACACCAGATGTGTCTTTTGCTTCTATTGTGTAGCTATTAGCATTTACTATAGTTGCTATTTGGTATTCTTGATTCAAAACTGCGGCAGTCACGTTACCGCCTAAAGAAGAAGCACCACTAAAAGTTACAAAATCGTTTTTGACAGCCCCATGTGTTGTATCAGATACGGTTATAGTAGCGTCACCATTAGAAGCAGAAAACGTTACATCACCTGCTGATGTGGTTAATCTTATCGGTGTAACATCATAATAATTAGAGCCTTCTAATACATAATATTTTTGTGTAGCACCTATACCTAAATACTGTGTTCCACTCAGAGCTGTCCATGCATGTAAGGCTCTACCACGTGAAATAAATGTATTAACATTTCTTTTTACCCAGCCACCAATTTTTTCTGGCAAACCTTTTCTAAAACGCACCAAATTACTATCGAACCAACCACCTTCATTTGCATATGCAGTAAGTTCTTTGTTTATTCCTGGTTTAAAAATAAATTTTTGTAAAGGCACTTTTTCTCCTAAATAAAACTAGCAAATACTATAGAGCCTAGTATAAACGGATAAACCCCCCATAACAACATTTCTAATCTTTTGAATTTAGCAGAACCTTCGTCTAATCTTTTTTCGATATATTCATAACGAATAGCACATTCTCTTTCATGTGCGTTAAGTTCTGCTGTTACGTCTTTTACTGTAGGCATTACTTTTCTTTAGCTTTGCCTATATTTAAAGCACACCAATCAATTACTTTATATAAGTAACTAAACCAGTGGTCATCTTTTGGAGTTGGTGTTATAGCTGCTATTACAGAAGCAATAGATATAATAGCTGTAACCCACATAATTATATTTAACCACATCATTTTAAATTTCCTCCTCTGGAATTTTATCTTTTAAAACCTCGTCAGCTTTTTCTTTTGTTGAAGCTATAAACTGATTAGTAAAAAAATGTAATGCTGCATCAACTTGTGACATATCAAACAACATACTTTCTTTTTTACTTCTTAAATTAGTAATTTGATTTGCAAGATATTTTTGTTTATCAGACATTTCAGATTCTAATATTTCGGTATCGCCTATTACAGCTTTACTTTCTTCTTTTTCCATTTTTAACTAGGTACGCTAAATGCTTGGTCTGGTGTACTTAGTGTAGGTGGGTTGGTTATAACGCTATCTACTTGACTAGCAAATATTGAATCCCATTGTGATACAGGACATATTGCTACTAAATCAGCATTAGACCAACTACCTTTTGCTTTTAAAGTAAAGTTAGTAGTTGTATTACCACTTGCGTCTGTATCTGTTTGATTTACTGTAGTGTTAAAAGTAGATGTATAGTAAGTGCTATCGCCTTCACTATCGTTTTCATACTTCATTTGTATATCCCACTTATCTACTTTACTAGATGAGTTTATATAAGGTGTGCAACTTATAATTGCTTTTGTTACTGCCATTTTATTCTCCTTCGTTTAATTTAGTTTTTAATTCTTCTACTTGTGCAGAAAGTTCTTTTACTGCATTTACAAGATACCATGTCATATTATCTGCATTTACAGTTTTACAACCAGTATCTTCTGTATTCACAATATCTGGTAAAATATCTTCTACCTCTTGTGCAATTACTCCTAGTTGTAAACCTTCTTTTTTAATAGCTGTATGAGTTGGCAACTCTGTTATTTCTTCTGCTGTTTTATATTCAAAGTTTCTAACTTGTATCTGATTAATTTTTTCTAGCCCTATATCATTATTAACTATATTCTTTTTAATTCTTTTATCAGAGGTTGTAGCCCAAGAAGATGAATTATTACCTTGAAATAAATTACCATCACCCGGGGGTGCGATAAATCCCGTGCCATCACCTTTACCAGTTTTTGAAACACCTATTACTAATTCAGAATTACCACTACCACTTGTATTAACTGCATATCCAAATAATACACAACTTGAAGCATCTACTATTGCTAGACCTGCAGATGTACCAACTACTGTATTATTATTGCCTGTAGTTATACTGTTAGCAGTTGAGCTACCTATTGCAATATTATTACCGCAACCAGAACCTGATTGCAGAGCATTTGTACCTACTGCTGTATTATGGTCATTATTAGTAAGTGTTTCCAAGGCAGATTTACCAACAGCAGTGTTTGATGTACCTGTAGTGTTTGATTTAAGTGACCTCATACCAACTGCTGTGTTGTTACTCGCTGTGGTATTTGCAATTAAACTTTCACTACCAATTGCTGTGTTGCTTCCACCAGTAGTATTTCCTCCTAATGCACCATTACCGAAAGCTGCATTATCTCCTCCCGTTGTGTTTGCATCCATTGATAATCTTCCAACCGAAGTATTTTCAGAACCTGTAGTGTTTGATAACATCGCATTTAAACCAACTGCTGTGTTGTTGCTTGCTGTGGTATTAGCTTGTAATGCTTGTCCACCTACTGCTGTGTTGTATTGTCCTGTGGTATTACTTGATAATGCAGTAGCACCTATACCTGTGTTTAAAGCACCTGTAGTGTTTGCTTTCAAAGCATCTTTACCAACTGCTGTGTTTTCTGTGCCTGTTGTATTATCTAATAAAGCAGCATAGCCGATTGCTGTGTTATTATTTGCAGTCGTATTAGCCCCTAATGCACTATTACCAACAGCAGTATTATATTGACCTGTTGTATTTGATTGTAAAGCAGCAAAAGATACACCTGATGTTCCACCACCTACAGCTACGTTGTCATTAGCAGTTGTATTAGAGGAAAGTGCTAATGCACCCACAGCTACATTTCTTGTGCCTGTAGTGTTTACTCCCAAAGCCAAATAGCCAAGTGATGAATTATTATCGGCGGTAGTATTTTCTCCTAATGAACTGCTACCTATTGCTACATTTTGGTCGCCAGTCGTATTAGCATCTAAAGCACCAACTCCAACAGCTACATTACTTCCACCAGTGGTATTTAATGTCATGCTTAAAGAACCTACAGATGTGTTGTTTATACCTGTAGTATTTTCACCTAGAGAATTATAACCAACTGCTGTGTTGTTATCTGCTGTGGTATTTGCATCAAGAGCTAATCCACCTACAGCAGTATTTTGAACACCTGTGGTTACTGCTCCACCTGTTTGATAACCTACTGCAACATTGTACATATCTGCGTTAGTAGAAGGATTCATACTACCTAGTGCGTCTGCCCCTACTGCAACATTTCTATCACCAACTGTATTAGCATCCATAGCTTTTACACCAATAGCAGTATTTCCATCTCCTGTGGTGTTTGCCCCTAAAGCATCAAAGCCAAAAGCAGTATTTTCTGAAGCTGTGGTGTTAGCATCTAAGGCAAAAGCACCTACTGCTGTATTTGAAGCACCTGTAGTGTTTGCCTCCAAAGCTGATTTACCAATCGCTACATTTTTGTCTGCTGTAGTATTAGCTGATAAAGCATCGTGTCCAACAGCTACATTATTTTTACCAGATGTATTAGCATCCATAGCATTAGAGCCTATCT